TTTAACTAATGCTTGGACACACTTGTTGCCTATAAAACAAAATGGTTTAGAACAATCATTATTAGAATATGAACGAGGTTATATTGAAGGTGCAAGTAGATTGAGTTGTCAAATAAAACTAACAAAAGAATTAAATAATTTAACGGTGAGATTAAGAGATAATGAACTTTTATAAAAGCGTAATAGAACATCACGGCAAACTTCTTGTTAGAGGCGTACACGAAGGACAAGAGTTTAAAGAGAAGATTGATTACAAACCTACTCTCTATGTTAAATCACAAAATGAAAGTGAAGTTAAATCACTTGACGGTCAAAATTTAAAACCAATTCAGTTTGATAATATCAAAAAAGCAAAAGAATTTAAAAAGACTTATGCGTCTGGCAATTCATCTATCTATGGTATGGATCGTTATCAGTATCAATACATTGCAGACAGTTATCCACAAGATGTACAATGGTCAAAAGATCATATAAAGATATTCACACTTGACATTGAGTGTACTGCTGAAAATGGTTTTCCTGATGTAGAAAAAGCAAACGAAGAACTATTAGCAATCACAGTAAAAAATCAATCTAATAAACAAATTATTACCTGGGGTACAGGTGAGTTTAAAACTAATAGATCAGATGTAACTTATATCAAATGTAGAAATGAGAAGTCTTTGATTATGGAGTTTATGAAATTCTGGATGAAAAACTATCCAGATGTTATTACAGGTTGGAATACAAAGTTTTTTGATTTACCTTATCTATGCAATAGAATTAAATTATTAACAGATGAGAAAGTTGTAGCAAAACTATCGCCTTGGAACATAGTAAGAAGTGAAGAAATATTTGTAAGAGGTAGAGCTCAATTGTATTATGAAGTATTTGGTATTGCAATGTTAGATTACCTTGACTTATATACAAAGTTTATACCTGTTAGACAAGAGAGTTACAAACTAGATCATATCGGTAGAGTAGAATTAAATTTACCTAAAGATGATAATCCTTATGATACATTTAGAGAATGGTATACAAAAGACTTTCAATCGTTTGTAGATTACAATATTAAAGATGTTGAGATCGTTGACCAACTAGAAGACAAATTAAAACTAATTGAATTAATCTTAAATATGGCCTACGAGGCAAAGGTTAATTACCAAGATGTATTTTCACAAGTTAGATTTTGGGATACACTAATCTATAACTTTTTGCGTAAAGATAATATTGCTATTCCGCCAAAAGAAAGTCATCACAAAGATGAAAAGTATCCTGGTGCATATGTAAAAGACCCATTGGTCGGAATGCACAAATGGATTGTTTCGTTTGACATCAACTCACTATACCCACATTTGATTATGCAGTATAATATTTCTCCAGAAAAAATTATTGGTATGAAATCAGAAGGTATTAGTGTTAATAAGATGTTGAATAAAACAACGCCTCTAGCATATCTTAAAGAAGAAGGTGCTACTATAACACCTAACGGTGCGTTATTCAAAACTGATAGTGAAGGTTTTTTACCTAAACTATTAGGTAAGATGTATAACGAAAGAGTTACCTATAAGAAACTAATGTTAGAGGCGAAGAAAAAATACAATGAGAAACAAACTCCTGAATTAAAAAATGAGATTGCAAGATGTCATAATATACAATGGGCAAAGAAGATTGCATTGAATAGTGCTTACGGCGCCATAGGTAATCAATACTTTAGATACTTTGATGTAAGACAGGCAACAGCAATTACACTTGCAGGTCAATTCGTAATTCGTTTTATTGAACAAAATGTAAACGCATATATGAATAAGATATTAAAATCAGATGAGAAGATAGATTATATTGTTGCGTCTGATACTGATTCAATTTATCTTTCACTAGATAAACTTGTTGAACAAGTATGTAAAGATAAAACAAAAGAACAGACATTGAAATTTATTAACAAAGTTGTTGAAGGTAGAATAGAACCTTTCCTAGAAAAATGTTTTGATGAACTATCAAACTATACTAACGCATTTAAAAACTGTATGGTAATGAAACGAGAAGTAATTGCTGACAAAGGTATATGGACTGCTAAAAAAAGATATATGTTAAATGTATTAGATGAAGAAGGTATTACATTTGACGAACCTAAACTAAAGATTATGGGCATAGAAGCAGTTAAATCTTCAACGCCTGAAGTTTGTAGAGGTAAGATTAAAGAGGCAATCAAAATGATAATGGGTGCTGAACAAAAAGATTTACACAAACTAGTTAAAGACTTTAAAGAAGAATTTTTTAATCTACCTGCTGAAGCAATATCGTTTCCTAGAAGTTGTAATAACTTAAACAAATATCAAAGTAGTTCCAGTGTATTCATTAAAGGCACACCTATTCACGTGAAAGGTGCGTTGATATATAATAATCAAATAAAATCGTTAGGACTACAAGACAAGTATCCTTTGATACAAGAAGGTGATAAGATTAAGTTTATTAAACTACTAGAGGCAAACCCATTTAAGTTTGATGTAATTAGTTATGTAACTAAACTACCTAAAGAGTTTAAACTAAAAAACTATGTTGACTATGAGTTACAATTTCAAAAAACATTCCTTGATCCTATTACATTTATTTTACAACCAATTGGGTGGACACCTGAACCAACAGCAAGTTTAGAATCGTTTTTCTAATGATAGAATTAAGAGTAGTAAATGATGACAACGCTAAACAATATGTTAAAGAAACAATACAAAAGTTTCATAGTTATGTACCATCAACTCAATCTGTTGGTAGGAGAATTGATTGGATTGTGTTTAACGAAGGAAATCCTGTAGGTATGATAGGTATAGGTTCGTCTGTATATCCACCACCAAAAGATATTCTTAATTATGTTAAGATGAAGAAAGATGTATATAAAGATAATTTCAATTCGTTTGCTAACAACTGGCGTTTCTGTATGAGAGAAAAGATTAAGAACGCAGGTACACAAATACTAAAAGAATTAAGAAGACAAGCACCACTACATTGGAAACAAAAGTATAATGATGAACTTAAATACTTAATTACATTTGTTGCAGGTGGTAATAACGGTGCAGTTTATAAAGCAGACAATTGGATACATTGTGGTCAAACTGCTGGTTTACCTAAACACGAATCAGTATCTATGAAGTGGCACAACAAAGAAGAATTAAAAGAACTGTATGTAAAACCTACAGGCGAAAACAAAAAAATGATTTTTATAAAGAGCATATGATAACAAATTTACTTATTTTATATTTTACAATTTTTATAGGTGTTCAATGGGGTCAAAGAATTGCAATGACAACTATTGATACTAAAACATTTTTTATAATAATATTAGCGATATGGACATTAATAAAAAGTATAGCGTAATATACGCAGACCCACCTTGGTCTTTTAAAACTTATTCTGATAAAGGTAAGGATAGAAGTCCAGAGAATCATTATTCTACAATGAACTTTAAAGACATTTGTAATCTACCTGTAAACAATATTGCTAATGATAATTCAGTTTTATTAATGTGGGTTATTGATCCATTGTTAGACAAGGCATTTAAAGTAATAGACGCTTGGGGATTCAAGTACAAGACAGTAGGATTTACCTGGGCAAAAACTAATAGAAAAAAATTAGGATTCTTTACAGGTCTAGGATACTGGACAAGAGGTAATCCTGAAATGTGTTTACTTGCAACTAAAGGTAAACCAAAACGAATCAGTAAATCAGTACCTCAATTAGTAGTAGAACAGCGTAGAGAACATAGTAGAAAACCAGATATAATGTACAATCATATAGAGAACTTATTAGACGGACCATATATAGAATTGTTTGCTAGAACTAAAAGAAAAGGTTGGGACTGTTGGGGAAATCAAACAGATAAATTTTAATTATGCTCTTGACTCTTTCCCTATTATATGTTATAATGATCTACGCTTTTATAGTGTGGTTACTAATGAAATGGAATAATGAAGATATTAAAAGATAATATTAGCGACTTTTTTAAATGGGTCAAAGGTACTGAACTAGTTGAACTAGACGANATAGATGTAGCAGANGATCCTGTTAGACCTGAATTAACTTTAGGTTTTAGAATTACACACGGCAGAAAAATATTCGGATTGAAATATGATAATGAGATTGAAGCAATTATTTGTGTTGCATTTTGTCCTGAAGTACCATATACAGTTAGAGAAATGGATTATATGTCCAGAGTAAAAGATGGCAATGTTGCTGTTGCATATACAGTATGGTCTCGTAAACGAGGTGCAGGTAAAGAGATAGTTAAAAAACTAGGAGAGTGGTCAAGGAAACATCATTGTTCCAGACTAGTTACTTTATCTCCATTAACACCTATGGCAACTCACTTTCATATTAAAAATGGTGCTAAACAAGTACATATAAATGATGAAACTCAAAACTTTGAATACAAATTATAATGGAATACTTAAAACAATACGCTAACGAAAACAAATTACCAATCATAGATCAGATTGCTTTTGAAAGAATAACAAATGATATAGGCAGAGATCAGTTTAGATTAGATTTAGCAGATTATATTGAGAAGTACAGACCTGTATTTCCTTTAAAGAAAATAACTTTAGATGATGTAAGAAATTCATTCCACGATTTACAAAAACAAGACATTGGTACATACTGTAATACTAACGATAACAATGTTAAAGAAAAGTATTCAGATTACAAATACAATTATAAAGATTATGGTCTAGGTGTTATATCAGCACCATCAACTTATAATAATGTATCTAATTATTTTCACCAAGAATTAAGATTAAACTGTTCAAGTTATAGTTTCAAAGCACCTTTAGATGTATGGTACAATGGTACTGCAAAAGATATATGGCGTTGTCTAGGTCCTATCTGGCGAGGTATAAACAATATGAAGACAGTATTAGTTGAAGGCAAAGAAGAATTAAGAGGTGGACAATTATCTGAAGCAAGTTATATGAGTGCCTTTAGATTAGGTACATATATTGCAACTCAATTTAAACCTAATGTTGCTAAGACTATCTAT